CCTCATGTAAACCCCGTCCAATTCCCTTATGAGATTAACCTCTTTAGGGGATATAGGACTTTCAGTTAATTCTTTGTAGTCTTTTATGTCTCGGTAACTTATCGGGTTTGGTCCTGAGAAACCTTGGCTTCTACAGTTGTTCAAAGCAATAAAGGCAGACCAGACATTAGCTAGAATGTTAGGAAACCCCGTAGGAGGCTCCAATTCTTTCAAGCTGTGTCCGACCTGCCTTTCTACTGACTCTAGGTGTTCTCTCTTGGTAGTACCACTAGCGTCTGGTATGTTAAGTAGGAACTGGTGTTCAGCCCACTCAAGTAAATCAGATGCTAGACTTGAGTAAAAACCTCAGTCTCAGCTACCTCGTCCTCAATCTGTTCTTTAATCCAGAATACATCTTGGTATAGCTTCTTAGCAGCCTCTACACTAAACTTAGGTTGTTCACCACCGAATGTGATGTTCCAGTCCTTAGTGGTCTTAGAAAGCATCTTAATGGAGGCCGCCTCAAGCTCTTCTGCTGTAATGGCTGTGTTCTTATTGCCCTTAGTTTGCATCTGCTTTAGGCGCATGTTAGTCTGTTCGTGTACAGCAGCCTTGTACTCTTTAGTGTGAGGTGCATATACAGTGATAGTCATTTCACTACCATCTTCGTTAGTCAGAGGCTCTAGCGTACTAGGGTGCTTAACTACAACATCAATGGTGTCAATGGTCGGGATAAAATTCATTAGGTCCATATCGGGATTTCCTTAGTTTGATTGTGTCGGGTAATAATTTAGCAGGCTGGAACCTAACCCGACGATAAGCCCCAGCCCTGTCCTCTTACGAGGGTCTCTTAAGCAGAGGTGTCGGGACGGGAGATAATCAGGTTGGAACCTTCTGTGGCGTCATAGAGAGCTACGAAAGGAAGGGTGATTACTCGGGAGCCTGTTGCACCATCTACAGGTACGTCAGCACCGTTGATCTTGATACGAGGGAACGTGAAGGTGTACTGGTTGTTGCCTGTAGGATCGTTTACATTGACAATCAGTTCACTCTCGACTTCATTAATGAAGCGGTTAATTAAGGAGGCATCTTCAAAGTATGCAGTGAATGTACCTTCTACTGCTGCCATACCGTATTCAAGCTGTGGTGTAGACTCACTACCAACAACAAAGGTGGGGGCAATGCCGTTATCAATGGTGAAGTCAATAGAGGTCACAATAGCTGCTGTAGTTGCAGAGGCTACGTCACCGATAGCAAGGACACCAGAGTAAGCATCAAAAGGCTGTGCAGCCGAAGCAGCAACAACAGTTTTACCTGTACCACTAATAGTCATGTCCTTGCCCATCATGGAGAAGGTAGCAGTTACCATTTGGTTAGGGGCAATAGAGATGGCTAGGGAGCTTACAGCCATACCTGTGAACAGGCGGTACTGAGCAATGTCATTAGCAGCATCTTCAATAGAGAAGTATTTAGGTGTAACACCAGTCTTGAGTACATCAGGTGCAGCTACAGGTGTAGCATCCCAAACACCAAACATGGCACTCTCAAGGAAAGGATCAAGATCACTATCACGAAGGTCAACTACAATGTCACCACCGACTTGACGGTTACCATGACGGTCTACACGAAGCATACGGTCAGGTTGGATTTCATTACCTTGAACACGATCTTTAGTCAGGTTAAGGCTGTTAGTATTCTGTGGGATTGCTGTAAAGTCACCAGCGGGGGTAGTCCCGAAAGTGCTTTCTACAATGTAGCTAAGACCGCTACGGCTATTCTGTGCAAAGGCCATTTAAGGTTTCTCCATTAGTTATAAATATACCACGAAATTACAACGGGTATTCTGTAGAAGGCACCTTCTTGAGTGCCAAGTTCTCGTTCTGCATATTGAATGGTTAATGAAGTACCATCTACAGTGAGGTCGTTAGGTGCATCGAAAGTATCAATTATTGTGTTAGCAAGATCATCAGCTACAGAAGGTCCAGTACCCTCAGGGCAATAAACATCTACTACAAAGATACCTTGGTAATACATCTGAGGGTTAAGACCTCGTACAGAAGGCTCCCTGCGGGTAGGTGCAAACCTAGCCTTTAGATAACTTGTGCCTGTAGTTGGTGTGTAGGTAACATTCTCCCAAGCAATCTCAGGGACGTCAGTAATACCAGCCAAGGTGGTTTCTAATACTTTACGAATGTCGTCATATACAGAAGCCATTATCTAAACCTATTCTTGACACGTTGGATGGTGAGGTATTTATCATCAACAATCTTAGCGTGAGGCGCTCTATTCGTAAGGACTGCACCACCGTCTTTTAGTATCCGGTCTTTAATTTTGTTTACGTCACCGTCTATTAAGTCTTTAGCTTCAGACTTCTTAGTTTCAGCATCAGCACGGACTTTGTTCTTCAGCCTAGATGCCTCTTCTTCAGTTTTACCGTAAGCTGAAGCTCTTGATCTGCCACCACCAGAGCCAATAGGAACCAATGACCAAGACTGTACGAAGGCACCTGAATAGACAGGGGATATTTCTACGGCGTAATGGCCTAAGCTAGTAAGTTTTTCAGCTATGTTGTCGCCTATGAGTTCTTCTAGTTTAGACATCTTCTTTTGAAAGCTAGGGCTAATGGTAACCTGAGTAACCATGCAATTATTCCCTCACTTGGCAGATATAACAGGTTAATGTATCAGCAGAGTAAACCTTAGACACGCTAACGATCTTAACCTTGTCACCTACACCTACAACAATGTCATCAGCATCAGGTTCAGGTAGGGTAACACCACTTGTATCTACACTAGGAAACACTGCCTTACGGTCACCCATCACAACACTGTCATTATTGACCTCACTAAGTTCGTATTCAGCGAAGTAAGCCTTAACCGTGTAGTTAGTAGAAGTGTTAGTGCCTACGGAACCTGTAGCTGGGTCATAGGCTGCATAAGAGTTCTTCTGTAGTGTAGCAGTCCTACCAAACCTATTAACTAAGGTCAGCAGGCTATTGGACATGAGTGAAGACATTGGTTACTCCCTAGTATCCATCTTGGTCAGTAAAGCTACTGTCTTGGTTAGGTGGGTTATGGAACTGGTCCCTACGGAAAGATGGTTCAACCCTGTTAGGCAACAGTCGAGCTACACCAACAGAAGTCTTAGTAATACCACCAGCGTAGGCACCTAGTTTAGCACCTGAGGTTTTACCTTGGTATTCAAGGCTGTCTGCCAGCTTAGTATAAGCCTTTGCCATCTGAGAGAAGTCAGCAGACATCTGCCCATCTAGCTCTGTGTCTACCTCACGAGCATACTTAGAGGCTACTACACGAGCAAGCCAAGCTGCTGAGAAGTACACATTGTCACCATTCTGTAACAGGGAAAAGTTCACTTCTGCATCTTGTACTTGAGGGTCACCTGAGTTAGTGTCTCCCAAGAGTAGTCGGGTAGCATTAAGGCGACCTGATGCTGTGTCTGTAGTAAGGTCTGTATCATCGTAACTAAAGGCCATCAGGTCATCCTATGTGTTTATTCTTCTGTGGTGGGTTCTTCTTTAGGTTTGTCACCTATGATACGATCCCTTAGGTCGTAGTAGAACTCTTCAGACCACTGGTTTGAGTACAACCACCTACGAATAAGACCCCGTTGTTTGGCCTCAATCTTAGACTGCTTACAGCGGTTCTTATCGTAATCCTTCTGTGAAACTGTACGGCTCTTAAGCTCTGCATTGAGTTGGATCACAAGGGAGTGTAGTTGAGAGGCGCTCATTTCATGTAGACGGTCGCCCACTTTATTCTGAGCCTCTAGGGCGCGGTTGTGATGAATGAAGTTTGTAGCATATAGTCGGGCTACAGCAGCTTGGTCGAAACCTAGTTCTGCCCACTTGTATTCTTCACCTTTGGTCCAGTTTCGATTACCACTTGAGAATGGAATCTTAACGAAAACGGGCCAGTCAATTTGGAACCCTAAGTATGTAGGGTGCATATTAGCGTTAGCTTTCATGTGTGTGACTTCTCTTTTGAGATGATGTTTATGTCTATTATTATTGGGTAACTTAGGTTACCTCTTTAGAGGTGTGCCCCCAGTGTAAACCGAGGGCACTTTTAGTTTAAGCTACGATGGTGTTGAAGAACACACCCAAGTTAGCGCCTGTGACTTTCATGTCATAAGCCATCTTGACTTGGATCATCTCAGCAATCTGTTTACGCTTCAGAGCATCGTCAGAGAAGGTCTCTACTGTGATACCCATACCAGATACACCGGGGATAGAGTCCCAAGAGAAGGTAAGACCAGCAGCAGGAGTACGCAGACCAGCCCGCTTAGGACCGTGTACCAGCATAGCCTTCTTGGAGCTAATGAAGCCGTTTACAGCAGTGAGACCTTCAGCAGCAGTGTTGGCAATAGCCTTCATTACGAAGAAGTTCTCTACCTCGAAGATTTCAGCCAGCTTGGCGTTAGTAACCAGTGCTGTGTTTGTGATGGTAGCACCACCGTTCAAACGTGCCAGAATATCAGGGTGGTTAATCAAGATGTCACGAGTCTCAACATCTACAACCATAGTGTTCATGTCGAAGCCACCAGACTTAAGGAAGGCTGTGCGACGGGCTGTAGTGACGTCTACGATTGGTGTAGAGTTAGTGTAGTCAGACCACTGTGTGACTTCTGCTGCGGTGTCGTTGTCAGCGTTAGCTACACCAGTGTACTCAGTACCCCAAACACCAGTCTTGAAGAAGGTGTCAGCAAAAGCCTGTTCACGGTGGATACGAAGCTGGTTGACAACATCAAATGCCTGCTGAGCGCGTGTCTCAAGCATTGCATCTTCGTTAGCCAAGTCCTGCTCGGAGAAGTCAGCACCAAGGCCATATACTTCAGCGAAGTAAGAGCTTGTGGACAGTTGCATACCAATGCGTTCAACTTCAGTACGAGGTGCAAGCAGCTTTACGTTGCCAGTACGGTTGCTGTCGTCTTGGTTGTAGACGTAGTATTTGTCCGACTGCTTAGGAACCGAAACTACAGGGAACACTTGGTCCGCAATGAAGTTAGAAGGCTCTTGGTTGAAAGCGATTGTCAGGTTGGTCAATGGCTGGTCAATGTGAACAGCACTAGGAGTCAAAAGAGGCATATTAGTTTTCCTTAA